ACCTGAATTAAATTTTGAGTTTTAAAATGAAACTCTAATAGTGGGAAAATCCTATTTCTCTTTTGATATACAGTTTTAACAGATATATTAAGTTTTTCAGCTATTTTTTCATAATCAACTCTATCTTTTTTGAAATGATTTTCTAAAAACCCCATTTGAATTAAATCATAATCTTCATTATCTTTTACCATTTCTAAAGCACTATCAATTCTAAAGACCATTTCTTCATACATTTTTATATCTTTAGATATTCTGCTTTTAAGATCTTCTATTCTTTCACACTCTGATTTTATTTCTGAATATCCTTTCCCAGAAACTTTATCTAAACTATATGAATTTAATATCTTAGGATCATTAAGCCTTTCGAAATTGATTTTTATTTTATTCTTATACTTAGAATAACTAATCAATACAGTTTCTATTGCTTTAAATATAATCTTTTGCTCCTGTGTTGCCATTAACTCACCTCATTCTATTATTTCTAATTGATCATAAATGTCACTAGGGATATTCCCTTTCCATTGAAAACTATTTTTTAAAATATACTCATTGTAAGCAACAGCTGTTCTATTTGCTCTTATTTTAGCTTGTGTTGCAAGTTCCACATCTGTATTTTTGTAAGCTTCATAAGTTAATTTATCTGATTTATATGTTGCAATCATTGCCCTAGCAGTGTCTTCAACTTTTTTTAATCTATCGTAACTTATGTTATCTATAGCTTTTTGATATTTATAGTCAACGTTTTCACTGAGAAAACTAAATCCATATACCATCAAAATCGATACAGCCATTCCTGCTATTCCTATTATCAAATGTTTTATTATTTTCATTTATTCCCTCCAATTTCATATTTAACG